GCTCGGATAGTCTAATAACACCCTCAGTGTCTACTTCATTTACCTTATGAAAAAAGTGATTTTTAATAATTCCCCACTTACTATCGGAAGGACAATAAGGGTCTTCAAAAACTCTACCTAAATTAAATTGAGTTCTACAATAATTTAATTTTTTATAAATAGCAGTTGCAATTTCTTCTTCAATAGGGTTATTATAATCAAAGGAGTCTGTAGGTGTTTGATATACACCTCCCCAACCAGAATCAGGTTCTAATTTTTGACAAGAAAATAATTCTCTAAAAGTAATTACAGGTCGCATATCAACTGTGTATTCACCATTTTGCCTATTCATTATAGAAAAATAAGACTCTTCTCTCTTGTTTATTTTGTAACCTATCACCTTATTAGATAAACCGAACGCTTTTGGTTTTTCAGTGTCTACATTCACTGTTAAAGAAGCCTCTTTAATAACTTCAACGCCATTATCTATTCTCATTACAAATTTATCGTTTTTAAGTGTTCCATCATCTTCTACTGTTACGTAATCAACCTTGTCTGTAAGATTTACCCTTTCAGATATGTTTCTTATACATAGCCTGTTTAAAAGAGAAGAATGTGCAAATACTCCACCACCAGAATATGAATAATTAGCCGTTAATATTTCGTTTAATGTAAAGGCAGCAGGTGATTGATAACCACCAGTAAAGGGGTTAAGTAAACCTCCCCTGACTTCAAATGTAGAATCGTTAATAACATTAGAAACCTGTAAATAGTATTCTGTACCTGCTATTATAGCACTTATAATTCCAAAATCACCGCTTTCCGGATCTTTTAAAAGCTGACCCGTATATAAAGGTGTAGTTCCATTTGCATGTGTAACTCCGTTAATAACTGTAAAACCATTAGGAGATGAAGGTAAACTTATAGAACTTAGGTCTAATGCCCCCGATAGAGGTATATCAGCATAGGTGCTATCTCCTGTTGAGGGGTCATATTGTAATTTATGGTCTAATTCATAAAGCATTTTTCTATTTAACCAATCAAAGTTATCATCTGATAAAATAAGTTCAACATAAAAAACAATATATTTGAATTTTTTATTTTGAACAACTGTTAAATTAACTTCATTTGAAAAACTAGGATCGAATTTTGTTTTTAAAACCGTAGAAAATCTATAATTATTAAAATCTGAAGAAGGAACAAATTCTTTTGTAACCTCTTTTATTTGTTTTTTTCTATTTTTAAAGGTAAACTTCATACCGTTAAATATAGTCTCGCTAAATTTTTGTTTATCACCTCCTGTCAAAAAAGAATATTTTTTTACTAAATCAGTATCTCCCCACTGTGCCTTCGAGGGATGGTTACTTTCTAAACCATAAGATAAAAAGTAAGATTTAAAATAATCATGGTCTATACTATAAAAATCATTAAGGTCTATTTGACAGTCTTTTGATGGGTTAACATAGCTAAAAACACTATTTAACCTTGATTTATCAACAAAATATCCAGGAAGTTTATCCATATAAAACCATTCATGGGTCATTGCTAAAGGTTCTCTTTCTTCTTTATTAAAATCTGGTGAAAAATTAGTATCTCCAAAAACCTCACTAACATTCATATAGTATGGGTTTTGTCTAACATTTGTAGAATCTTTAAGACACCATTTATTAATAAAAGGAACAACTCTAGAAACTGTAGAAAATTGTGTAGTATTATTTTCTTCTAGTCTTTCAAATTCTGAAGCTATGATTTCTCTTCTCTTTTTAGAAACTAAATTAGGAGAAGCATTAAGCGGTAAATTACCTATATCAAATACTAAATCTTGTCTCTCATTTTTTAAGAGAGGTACTAAATTAGCAAAATATTCTATTTCCTTGGTTTCTAAAGACTCCATGTCATTATATGCCTGTTTAGGTGCAGTGTTAGCACCTGGATACCAATAACCATAAATATTAGCCCCTGTTGCAGGGTCTTCTTTTAAACTTTCATAATAAAGTTCTTTTATATTAGAATTAGAATCATCATAAAAATCAAAATTAAGATCGTAAATATCGTATGCGTCGAAATAACCCCAAGTTGTTCTAAAATCTTCATATATTCCTAAAACACCTGATAAACCATCATTTTTTCTTTCTAGAATTATTTTCTTAAATTCAGTGTTTATCGTTCTAGCATCTTCAGCTATGTATATTATTTTATTAAATCTATTTTTAATATCTAATAAATAGTCTCCTACATTAAATTCATCAGCCTCATCCGCTGGTATATATAGAGATTGATTAGCATTACTTCCTCCATTAAATTTATAAGAATTGTATTGACTTAAAAAAGCAGAAGATATTTCTAAACTGTTTTGAGTATCTGCACTATCTCCAAAATCTATGAAAGAGTTATTAGATATTTGTGTAAAAAAACCAGCGATACATCTATTAAAACCGTTTATAGGCGATTTTAAATATATTACAGCATCTTTCAATAAAACATCAAATCTTGTATTTAATCTAATAACCTCAGAAAGGGCGAATGCTATATTTTTTAAGTCACCCTGGTTTGAAAATCTTTTTCCATCTACCCTACCTCTTTGCAAAGTGTCATCCGCAAAAAAAGTTGAAGCATTAACCTCAACAGGCTTAACGGTATGTTTTATTTTTATAAGATTATTTCCAGCATTACTTTCTGTAAAAGTGTGACTTTGCTCCATATTAACCTCATTCTCTATAGCTTCTAAAACCCATTTTCCGTTTCTTTCATTTACATAGGGTGAATATTTTGCAAATGTACCAGTTGTTGGCCATTGATTAACTATTTCGTCTAAAGTTGCTTCTTCCGTATTTTGTGAAGTCCAAGATAATACAACACCAGCGTCGTCTGTTATTTGGTTGGCAGCTCCTGTAGTCCCTACCTCAACAACCTGAATTGTAAATCTTTGTTTTTTAAGATTAGCAATAACGACGCTTGCGTTATTGTTAGGGACATCTGTGACTTCTATTTTTAAATAATCGGGTTCGTGATTAGGGTTAGGTGTAGCATCTATTGTAGAACCATTTAAAATTTTATCTAAAAATTTACCAGGTTCAGAATTGTTTAAGTCTATTTTAGTCTCATATTGTTCTTCTATCCAGCTTCTACCATTTTTAACATTATGGTATTTTTCACTACTTTTAACCCATCCTAAAATAGGTTTTTCTTTAAAAAATTTAGAAAAAGGAAGAGCCATCCAATCTTGGGAAAGGTTATCAAACTCATGTTCAATATTCGAAAATATAAGTTTATCACCGCCTATTCTGGTGACATTTCCACTTCCAACCCGGTGCTCATCTACAAATATACCAAAATACCTATTGACTGTGAACTCTTCCGACTCATCATCATTAAACATGAATTCTAAATTTATGAGATTAGCACATGCTGTATTATTTCTGAAAAAACCGTCAGTTACAAAGTCATTATATTCTATTAAAGGCTTATCTACCTTAACAGTATCATTGTATTGGAACTCTCCTTTGGAAGTAAACCCTCCTTTTATAAGGTCTATCCCGTTATAAATAGTTTTTTCTGACCTTTCAAATGACATTTTAATTGGTGATGTTGGAAAATTTTCATTTTCTACATGATTCCTTAAGTATTTACCAATATCAGAATCTTTTGAAAGATCGAATGTTTTTATAAGTGTTGCGTTAGAAAGGTCTTCATTTATTCTTTCTAAGCTATTAGTATTTTCGTAATTTAACGACGGCTTAGCTTCATTAATTCTATAAATAAGAAACTTTCCTGGAATATTTTTATCTAACCATATAGGTGCTAAAATTTTAATATCTTCACTATAAAGTTTAGAGTAATTTGTAGAAGTACCATAAGAATAGGTTTCTTCTATTTGTTTATCATAAGTATCTAATATTGAAAAATCAGAAAAATCTCGCTTAACTTTATACAAAAGGTCTACTGGAGTTTTACTACTATTCCAAAACTTAGCAACATCATAAGAATATTCTCCTTTTGGTTTTACTCTAAATTTTTTATAAGCTGCTCCTGCAAGTTTTGGGTCTGCATTGAAACTTTCTAAAAACAAACCATCATTTGCAATAACCAATTTTACATTTGTTGTTAACTTAGGATTTGTTCTTAAAAGAGGCCGAGATAGATTGTCTACCTTGCCATTATTTTCAATATCTGTTCTAATACTCTTAGCCATTCTTTCGTATTTATTTTATAATCGCTTATGATTATATATCACGATTAATAGGCCACTATGTTGACTGAGTAAGTTGTACTTTTCCAGTGTTATTTAAGTTTAGACCTATAGGTTTATATTTAGCAAAAACCCTTAAATCAAAAGAAAATTGATTGTCATTTGAATCAAAAATATCTAACCCTATTTTTTTAGAATATGTCAAATTAGAAATTTGATTATTATTTCTACCAGCTACTCTTCCAGGGAAAGAATCAACGGCTCCTGTTGCTTTAACACCAAAATAGTCGGTCATTCTATATTGAAATACAATATCTACAGACAAATTTGGAGACTTAGGTACTTTTGAGTTTACCTGTTTAGTATCTAAAGGTCCTATTCTTTTTCTTCCAAATTTATTATCACCATCAACAACAAGCGAACCTATGCTAACAGGGTTTAAGAATAAAAATGCACCAACAGATCTACCACCTAATAAATACTGATCATTTTCTTCAAATGACATTTTAAAACCCCTTCCTGTTAATGGTGGGTCTGCATAGGGGTTTAACGCATTTTCATCATACCCATAAGCAGTTTGTAATTCTCCATTTATGTTTTGAGAAAATAAAGAGCTCCATTTCGGCATTCTAGCCTCGTTAACATTAACACCGGCAGTACTACCTGAAGCGATGTATTCTTGAATTATAGGATGGTCTATATGATACATTAAAAGGTTATCATACCCACCGTTTACAGTTGGTACATCTCCGGTAGCAACAACTCCTGGGGTTATTGTATTTCCATCCCAGATAAAGTCGGTGTTTGTGTTTCCAGCGGTTAGTCCTGTTGGAAAAGATCCTTGCCATTCGAAACCATCTGCTCCTAATTCTACAGGTGGAGTAGCATTAGGGTTAAAATAAATTTGTGACAGATAAAGGGGAGGAGCATTTCCATATAGTGGCTTTTCTCCAGCGACGTCCATATATCTACTGTATATCCATTGCCCTTTTCTTTGAGCAGATTGATATGGAGAAAAACTATTAAATGTAAATAGTTGATTTTCATCTTCAGACATATTTTGATATTGAATAGGAACTAAATCATATTTTCCTTCTACTGTATAATATGTGTCATTTTCTATTCTTGGAGCCAGATTTATATTAGAACCCGTCGTGTAGTCATGTGTTCCCAATTGATGTAACACTTCAGCTCCAGTGCTTGAAGATGGATATACCGCCTCTTCTCTATTACCAACCATTCTTGCTACTAATTCTAATTCTGTCGCTTTTGTATTTTCTAAAAGAAGCTTATATGTTTTTGTGACAATATGTCCTTTCTTAATGTTTAAATCTGCAACCTCATCTGTATAATATCCTGCAAAAATAGAATTTGTTGTGTTTTTCTGAATTTCTATAGTTTTTCCTTCATCATCAACAACTGTTACCAATAGTTCTCCTTCTGCATTTTCTATCTGTTCTTTAAGAGCCTCTATTGTTTGTTGCAAACTTATTAATTTGTCAAAAAGACTAATAGGTGTTTGTTCTTCAGTTAAAAAACCTGAGGCAATGTTTGTTGAACCATGAGAATAATATTTTTCATTTGCAATAAAACTATCACTAATATGTGTGTATAGCCCTTTAGAATCTAATTCATCAACAAGCTGCACATAAGTAGTTTCTTTAGCATTTTCTTCTACAAGACTAATAACATTACTTGTATTCAAAAGACCGTCAGGGAAGTTTATTTTAATTGGATCGCTCCACTCTGATTCCATAGCATTTGCAGGATATCCTGCTTCTGAAATGGCCTTAAGTCTAATTTCAACATTTTCTCCAAGATTAATAGGAAGGTCTAATTGATTAAAATTAATTGATTGACCGTCTTCTATTGATTCTGTAACCCAATAATATTTTCCAGTTATAGGGTCCTGTTTTCTTTCTCTTGTTGGTGTTTCTAGACCAACCCAATTAGAAAAACTTGCAGTGGTTTTTTTCTTTTTACCACCCTCTTTAAACTCAACTGGTATTTGTTCAACATTAGATGCTTTTCCGGTTACAGAAACATATCTATATTGTAACTTAAATTTGATTATTTCTTGTGGCAATGTATCTTCACTATCGATAGGTGCTGGAACTTTCCAAAAACCTCTTACTCTAAATTTAGGTTTAATTTCAGTTATATTTTGATCTGAATTAATACTCTTAATTTGATTTACGATAGAAGAGTAGAGTTTTGCCTCGCTACTTCTTTTTTCAACAAGAGATGCTAGGTTATTTTTGTCAGTATTTTTTTGAACATCTGACGTATATTTTTTAGTAGCAATCTCACTTCTTTTTGAAACAATTGTTTCATCTAATTTCTTTATACTCTCTAAAACATTAATTTTGTCATTAGAAAGATTTTTAATATTTTCAAAAGCATCATTATCTGTAAGGTGATTATTTATCTGTACAACCTTAAAGTTATCTGCGCTTATTTCTGGTGGAGGTGGTTTAATTCCTACTGTAATTGGTGGAATAAAATCATCCTTTAATGATTTAATAAATTGACCAAAGTCTGCAACACTGTTTTTATAAAAAGAAGATAAATTTTCTGTTTCCCCAGAAGGTCTTGTAATTTCTAAGTTATTAGAAAAGAAACCAACACCAGGTGACCAATTTTCTGCAATTATTTTTGAACTTGGGTCTATTGATTTAAAGAAAACAATCTGTCTCTCATCAAAACCAACATTAATACTTAAAGAAACCTGATCTTCTAAAGCTTTATATATTTTTAATTGATCTGCCCCTACTTGAATAACATCAAACCCTTCAATAAGTTTTAATTGAAGTTGTCCTGTTCCTGCATAAATATTTTCTATTTCAAACCTTGTAGAATTATTACCACTATTTACCATTAATTGGTCTCCAACTGCTAATACTTCCGTTTCTTTTAATTCTCTTTGACTATTATTATATGTTAATTTATTAACAGTATATAATTTAACGACTTTAACCTTGTCTTCACCGTCAACAACAAATGTTTTTTCAACATTTTCAACACCCGTAACATCAAACCCTCCGTAATATTGAATAGCCTTAAATGGAAGGTCTCTTATTTGCTCATCGATAGTTACATTAACAGAATCTACAATAATACTTTTTAAGACATTATTATAGTCTAACTGATCAGCATTGAGATAGTTATCTTCAAAATAGCTTTTTGCAAAATCATCATTTGATGGAAATATTATTCTTTTAACAAGAACCCTTTCAGTATCCGAAGCTATTTGACCGCTAACATCAAATTTAACTGTCAATAATGGGTTTAAAAAGTCTTCAAAAAAGTCATTATCAGTTGTTTCGAATGTTGTAGGCATCGGTAGCGATGTTAAATCGTTTGCCGGTGTTTTTAATTTTTTAGTAATTAATCTTTTAAAACTCCCGTCTGATAATTTTATAGTAGTGTCTGCTGTACCGACTCCAGAAAGAGCTTTAAGATTATTTTCTAATCTTTTTATTTCTCTATCTAAAAAACCAAATGATGGAATTTGATATGTTTTTATAGTCGTATTTCCATCATCGTCTGGAGTACCAAAAAGGTCTACAGAAACTGTAAGAGCATCATCACTAGATGTTATCGCCTTATTAATACGGTCGAAAGTTTCTATCGTATTAGCGTTCATCTGAGTAAACTGTTTAATTATCGTACTAAATGAGTTTTGTGTGTCCATCTATTATTATCTTATTATGTCAATTGCGAAACTAAGATTCGCTTCATTTAAACAAACTATTTCAAAATAAGGGTCGCTACTTAAATCAGCAGCACTTATACTACCTACTTGTGTATTAAAATTATTTAAAAAGTCGGTCCATACAATGATGTTGTATCCATCTGTATCCAAATTTTCAAAAACAATTTTAAAGGTTTGTCCTTCACTCCATTTAACTAATTTGTCGTCAAGGTATATATTTATATTATTATCGGCAACGTTGGTGTCTACTAAACCTACCATTCTAAGTTGATTTGAAAAATCTTTTAGTCTAGTCCATATTCCATAACTTGTTGCAGTGGCTGGGTCATATTTATCAACATCACTAATTAATGTGTAAACAGAACCTGTATTTTCATTCCACCTGAAAGGCTTATTAAACAAATATCCTTTTTGATCGTTTTTAATTTTTATTTTGTTTGAAACAGATTTATCAACTACTATTCCAGGACCACTAAAAATTACATCAGTATTATATTGAAGTTCTGAGTCTATTTTACCAGCTATAACATCTTTAAGTCTTGTATTTGTATTTGTTATTAATTGTAAAAGAGAATCTGAATCTGCTAAATTTGTTTTTGCATTTTCATAGGTTGTTTCTAATGAAGTTAGTCTCTGTTTTAATTCTAATATCGTGTCAGTCGAAGTTACTAAAGCTTCAACGTCGTCTAATCTTTTTGCTATTGTTGTATATCTTATGTTTGCATCTCTTAAAACCTTAGCAGCATGTTCGAGTGAACTTGTAGTGTCCATAAAAAGGTCCATTGAAAATGTTGTAAAGTCATTGATATTTACTTCAACACCAACATTATCAAGAGATGAGTTAAATTTAAGATTTAATTTTAAACCGAAAGCGTTACCATTTAAACCGGTAATTTCGTTTGGTTTATATTTAATAAGTTCAGGAATATAAGAACTTGCAGATGCCCCAGGGTTATCTTGTGGATTGTCTAATATTAATATACCATACAAATTAGTAGACCTATTTGCTGGAACCGATTCACTGTATATATCATAATAGATTAATATTGCATTAAATCTAAAATCATCTCCTTTTTTAGCAAAATCTTGTAGGTCATTAACTTTAGGGTCATTTACTATATTGGTATAATTATCTATTGCCCATTCAATACCTAAACTTGTCGTGGTATTAACATTAATATCATACTCACTACCCGCTAAATCAGATAGAGTGTTCATATTAAGATTAGGGTCTGGGTGTGTAGTTCCAGCTCTTCCGTTTATTTCTGGTGCACCCAATATAGAATTCTGTGTAGAATTATAGTCTGTTGTATTAAATAGAACAGTAGGCGTAAAACCAATACTAGAAGGAACATTTACATATATTTCGTGATATGCATTTCCTTTATATTGAATGTCGTTATTTACATCTATTGTTCCTAAATATTTTATAACCCTTTCATAATCAGCTCCTGTTCCAGCAGCATTAAACTCTTCAGTAAATAAACCACCAGTTGTAGATTCATTAGAGTCGGCAGATTTAAACCTAATAGCTCCACTTTTTTCTAGTAATTTAAAAAATATTTTCTCAGCATCTGTGTGTAATAGTGCTGAATCAAAATCATCGTCTTGTAAAAGAAGCTCTTCTAGGTTAAGCGCATAATTTTGAAAGGTTTGGGCAAAATCTATATTTGCTTGAGTTGTGGGAACAAAGTTAAGACCGCTATGTTCTACTAGACTATTATATTGAATAGTATTTTCCCCACTTGAAGGAGCCTGAAAATTAGGCAAATCTAATAGTGCGTACTTTGTAAAGTCAAACTTTAAGTCGGGGTTATTGAATGCCTTTGTTAAATCTCTAGTTCCACTAGCAAAAGCATACATAGTTCCTCCCTGTAATTGTGGTATTCTTACTAACGGTGTTGCCATCTACTCTTTTGTTTTTATTATGTTATTGTACACTTATGAGAACCTACAACATACCAACTATTAACAAAGAATCTCAAAGTTAATGCAGATCCTATTTCATCAAAGTCAACGGATGTTGCCGCCGCGATAGCGTTGGCATCAACTGCTCCTACAGAAGTAGCGATCATCATAATTTCCTGACCATCTGCTCCAGAACCTAAGTTAATTGTCTGTGCCGTAGCATTTGCTAAATCAACAAAATATGTTGAATGAGCAAGAGTTGTTGGCATTGATGGAATACCAGAACCGATAGATCCTTGTACTCCGGCTTTTATAACTGCTCCGTCAATCTTTGTATTTCCAGTAACATCTAATGATGTTGCTGTAGTAGCTAAAAGAGTTGCGGTACCAGGAGAACCTGAAATAGTTATAGATTTTGCCGTAATATCTACGTTATTTAATTGATTTGTTGCTGGGTTTAATAGTCCTTTCAAATCCCCTATTTCATCCTGTACATCTAAAAAATTATCATTTATTGTAACTCTTGATGAAGATAGTGAATCTGTTCCTAAAATTTCTGTAACTGCCATTTTTTATTTTTTTTATTTTACAAATATCATGTTTTTTTCTGTGGAATTCTTGTTGCCATTAGTATCTTCCACCTCTAAAGCTATTCTATAAGCTCCTGGGTTTTTAAAAACATAAGTTAACCACATATTATCATAATATATATCATTAAAATTCGGGTTAGTATCGTTATATATCTTCCAGACCATGCTCTTTATACCTGGCATCTCACTTTTATCATAAGAAACAGTGACATGAGTTGACCTTTCAACATCTGCACATCCATTTATTATTCTTGTCGTATCAAATGTAGGGTTATATGGAACATAATGAACCTCTCCTAATATTAAACCTGGAGAAGATGCTGTATTTTGATTTAATTCAACTGTTTCAAAATCATTATTTAAAGAATAATTTTTACCAACCGCTAAAATAAAATGAAATTCATCGTTTGTACCATCATTATTAGTATCTTCATAAACAGGGTTATAATTAAATTTTTCTATTACAGGGTCTGTTGATGCGTTTAGTTCATCTGCAATTGCTTGCCATGCTGGAAGGTCATAAACATCTACTGGTGTCGGTGAAGTTATCACATGATATCCTATTTCCATTTGCTTAGAAGTTGGGTTAAGATGCTCTATCACCAATTGATTTCCTTGAAAAATATATTTCATTTTAAAACTAGAGGTTAAGTCCATACCAACCCTTGTAGCATTCCACCAATTATGTTTACCATCTAACCATTGTATATCATCTAATTCTTCCCATAAATAGGGACCTCCTGTTTCTAAATAACCTGTAGGATTGGTTGGGTCTAAATCAATATATCTTCTAACCATTGAAAACCTTCTACCTTGACTGAGGTCATGTAGATAATTAGCCCTATCCATTGTTAAGTAAAGACTCTGATGACTATTTTGAACATTTTCTAAATTTTCAGTTGCAAGGTCCCAATATCCTCCACTCTCTTCCCATGGAGATTTCCATGTATTCCAATTGTGAATGTCTTTCCATTGATATATTCCATAAAGTTCTAAAGGCTTTAGTTTAACATCAAACATTTTTTCTTTTTTGTCAAAACTTGTAAAACCATAAAGGTCCATTAATTTAATAGTTACATCATATTCACCCTCAAACGGAACCATAATTCCTAATTCCAAAAATTCAGGATGAAAAGTATATGTTTCATTAGGGGCTGGTACTCCATCAGATTCGTAATAACCGACAGGTCCTCTAAATGTTTGTGAATATCCGTTAGGTCCATCTATTTGCCATTCTATTTCATAAACATGTTGTTGCCACCAATTATCCCAAGTTATATATGGGTCTTTAGAATCATTCCATAAAAATTCAGCGCTATCCCAACTTTGAGGAAGGGAAGTACATTTTAAAATAAGAGGTGCCCCTACTGGAATGTCATAGTGTCCAAAAAGATTATCGTTCCATACGTTTTTGCTAACATCATAATATTCGTTATAAAAGTTTTCAATATCATTTAAAACTATTTCGTTTTCATGATTTGAATTCTCAAGGTTCCATGAAGGTAATATTGTTGTAGTTCCTGTTTGGGTACCAGGTGCTGAAATTGCGAGTGCCTCATCGTTAAATTCATAAGAAGAATTCCAAACAAACGAAGGATCGATATCAATTAATAAGTTACCACTAGAAGTTTGAATATTTACAATTTCTACAAAATCACCATTATCAGCTTTAATATAATTACCTACTTGTAAATCTGTACCGTTAATCGAAGTGGCCAGCGGGTTATCTGGGTTTCCAGGGTCATACTCATAAGATTTTATTCTAAGTCTATAACCTGCAATTACTTTTGAAGTAATATATTCTGCATTTGTGTTTGTCGCAGATGCAACAGTACCTAGATATTTGTAGTTTTTATTCAAACTTCCAAATTCTCCAAATTCTACTCTTGTGTGTCCAGTTGCACCTATTAAAACATCTCCTTTATTTACAAGAGCATAACTTTCTACATATAATTGTTTATCTTTTGGAAATATTTCAAATTCTACTTTTTTACCTTCGTCAAACGAAACAATAGACTGTTGATTATTCCAAGTGTTTATATTTTTTTGGTCAAAATAACTTCCTTCTCCTGTTATATCTACAATTTTAGCCTGTAATGGGAGATACTCTCTTTGAAGTTTATTTTTAAGACCATATAATTTTATTAATATTTCTTCAGGTGTAAAATCAAAAACCTCATCTACTTCAGGAATATCCCACTGATCAAATTCTCCCGTAGGTTGGTTTAATTTATAAACTAAAGAAAATCTGCTAGTCTTCTTCATAGTTGAAGAAGGCAAATTAAATTTCTTTCTCTTTTTGTAAGAAAAACCGGTATTTACATCAGGAACCGGAACAGCTTTTAATTTTCCAAAGCTATCACTGTCTTGATTTATATTTAACCAATATTCTTTTAATGTTATATTGTTATATCCAAAAAAGTCAATAGCGTTTAGAACAGCTTTATATGTTCCTACAAAGGGTTTTATGTTGTGTAATTCTAAAAGAAGTTCTTTTCTTTTACGATTTAACAAAATATAGTCCGGGCTATATTCACTAATATCATGCTCTTTGAATAGCATAAAATCTCCATCATCTAAACTTGCTCCAAAATTTTGTAAAAGGTCTCTAAACCTTTCATCTTCAGCTACCGTTTCTCCATATATTCCAATTCTAGCAACTACCCTATCAGTACTTGTATCAGTAATTTTAAGTGTTCTATTATGTGTTTTTTCATGTGCAGACTTTAAAGCTACATTAATTTGAAAAGCATCGTTAAAATATTGTGCAACCTCTTTGATATCTCCATCAACAAAGGGGGATACTCCAGTGTGATCTAGCGTATCTAATTTGAAAGAACTATATTCATTGATTTTTACAACATTGTTTTCTAGTTTAGCATCATATATAAAAATATCTTTACTAATACTTCTTTTTGAGTCAGCCCACTCTATTTTAAATTTAGAACCAGAAGGATACAGTTGTGTAGAAATAGGAGTACTAAAAAATGGAAGTCCATTAGAATCTCTAACCTCTTCTAATATAAAAATATTCAGAGTTTCATATAAACCTACAGAAACTTCAGGCAAATGAATAGTCCCTCTCCAAATACCATCTTCATCTAAATCAAGATTTAATTCGTTTTGAGTACCATTAAAAAATCTTAAATTTTTATACTCTTCCATTATCTAATGTATTTATCGTCTTTTTCTACAGTGTAATTTTTCCAGTTTTTCATCATTCTAATCTGCTTTATGGTATTCATAAAATAGTCTTGAATGAAACCAATAAACCTATTCACCGTATCGTTTCTTAATATGTGACTAGAAACAGAACTTTTAATAATAGTATCTGAATAATCATATCCAAGATATTTTTTATCATCTTTTCTAGACTTTTTAACACTATATTTCTTAGGTGTTTTGTATTTTTTTAAACCTCTTACTATTTTGCCTGATCCGTAATTACTCATTATAATGCTCTTCTATTTCCTGATTGAATTCTACTATAAATTGTTTGAGGAACAGGAGGGTTATCAAAGTAAATAGATAAAGAAGCCATTTCTCCAACGGAAGGTTCATCTTTTACTAAATCTCCGTTTCGGTCTTCCCAACCTCCTCTGAACACGGCAACCTCTTCTTTGTCCAAAATAATATCTCCGTATTTATCCAATCCTATTTTATTGTACCAATCTTTTACAGACTGTTCACCGCTTACCGGAATTAACATTTCTGGTCTGTCAAGTGTTACTTTTTTAATCTCTTCAATTCTTTTAAAGAATACAAGTCTTTTTTGTTCTCCTTCGCCTCCTTCTAGCTCGGGGGTTGTGGGGGTAACAGTCACTTGTTTGTATGTATAATATCCGTTTCTTCTAGCCTCTTCTTCAACACTTGATACAAATTGAACATTTACGGCATCAACCCCCGGAACTGCTTCGATAAGTGCGACTATGTCACTCTTCGGCAGTTTATCTCTTCTAACTATTTTAAGTAAATAATTACTAATAGCAGTTCTAATATCATTAAAAATATCGTCTTGTTTAAAACCCTCAAACCATCTTATAGATATATCCATTCTATATTTAACAGCCTGAGGCTCTACAAATAATGCTTCACTTGTTACCATTTGTTGTCCACTATCTTCTATTACCCCCAAGAACCTATCAGTTTCGCTCTTATTAAAGAAAAACTCTTCGATAGGAACCGAAAAATAGTCTGTACCTTTTAATAATCTTTTTTCTAAATCTGGAATTGCAAAAATATACATCACGTTATCATCATCTAAATAACCATCATCTGTCGTGTTATAAACGTCTAAATAACTGAATTGAGCATATTTAGACAGAAAATACTCATAATTATCTGGGTTAGAAAGAACATAACTTTTACTTGCCATCGGCGTCATCATTTTTGTAAATTCAAGGCTTTCAGCATTTGCTCCCATAAAAGGGGTTACAATTGTTTCTGAGTCCAAAAATTCATTAAGGTCATATTCATTTCCCAAAGAATCAAAGGCACTATCTGTAAACGTAAATGTTAAATCTCCAGATTGATTAAGATTTCCTTCAGCACCTGAACATTTAATATATTCTAATTCTATTGTTGACCCTTCTGGAGGAATAACTCCAAAATTTCCTGTTCCAAAATAAATATCAATTCCACCGCTTATTCCTGTTTTAATTAATACACCCTTGTCAGTAGGTCTCATTTCATACATACTATCAAACTTTGTCCATTGTTCACCATTAACAGAAACTTTGCAACCAGAATGGTCTGTCATTCCATTTGTTTTTATATTAAAACTTTGCATAGGTTCTCCTGTGCCTGTAACTGTTTGTTTAAGTAATTCTCCTTGACATATACTAGCCTGTATCCAATTAGTGCTTGTTTTTGGTAAAAGAAACTCATCTTTAGAGGTTCTTAAAAAATAGGGTTGACCATTATTATCGTATTGTATTTTTGTATTTTTAGCAATTATTAAATTTTCACCAGCTACATTTTCAACAACACCTGCTTTCCATCTAAACCTAACTTCTCCTGTTGCGGCAAACCCTCTGGTTGGATCGTGACCTGTTAGTCTAGATAAACCATATATAGATTCTGGATGCTGTGCAGTATATATGTTTTGTTCTACTGTAGAATCTTCGATGTAGAACATTAAAAGTTCATTGATTTCAGCCATCACCTCTAAAATTTGAGTAAAAGGAGATGCTGTAGTTAAAAAATCCCCAGCCCTTTCATACACTCTTCCAAGATAGATTTTACTATCCTCTAATATTTTTTCTGCGGTTGTTCTAGCCCTATCTATGAATTTGAATTCAGCCATTTTTATTTTTTAATTTTTTTATGTTACTAAAACTTCTACTGCCTTTTTATTATCAATAGTAATTTCTAGTTTTGCAGCATCTCTTATAAGTCCTCTAGTAAATTTTACATCTACCTTAACATTATATTTATTTGAAAGAGGACAATAACTCATAAGCTGCTCCATTATTTCTCTTTTTAAACTATCTTCATTAAAATTAAACTCATATATTAAATCTTCTATATTAGCACCAAAATTAGGATTGCCCATTACATCTCCTTTTTTCGTAAATAGAATCATTTCTATTTGCGTTTTAAGTTGCTCTACCTCATTTTGAGAAGAGACAATTTTAGGGTCATAGTTTGGGTCTCCCGGTATATTAATATACAATTCCATTAATTATTTATCTCTTTTTTACGAGTGAAACATCCAGTCAACTCCTTCGTCTCCCTTAATTTCTTCTAATATTTTATCCATTTCTTCTTGGCCCATATCTCTAATTCCATCATAATCTATTTCAACTCCTCCTGGTAATTGAAACTTAAAAACAGAAAGTTTTGAACCTATTGCTATTTTAACCTTTGCTGCAATATATCTAAAAAATATTTCATCGTTATAAAGTGCGCAATTATCTATACTTTCATAGCACTCAATAATTACATCTCCTCTTGGGGTATCTCCCATAAATTTCAATTCTCCTGTAAGTTGAGAATAGTGAAAGCTTATTGGGTTTTCTAATATCTGTCTGGCGAGGTCAAAATAGCTTTGATTAATTACATAATATTGTAATTCTTCTGCAGAACCTGCGGCACCAGTACCTAAATATGAGTTTCTAAAAAGCATTTTATCTAATGAAAAATCATTTCCATCTGCAAATCTAAGGTCTAAGCCGCTTCCACCTCCTCCCCAACCGGAACCTAAATCGTAAACTCCATATATGGAAAATACTTCTCCAGCTCCAGTAACCGGATCTTCACCGGGAAAATTCAACACTCTTGTTTCTCTAAAAGAATCTGTATCAAACGTGCCGTGAGGTACATGAAAATAATTCTCTTTTAAACTATATTCGTAATTTTTTCTGAACCATTTGATGGCTCTTTTAATAATGTTATAAATTTCTGCTTTAGGTAAATTTAAAGGAACCATACATGCTCCAGTAATTTCAGAACCTACCTCATCCATAAATGCATCTAAACATGCAGTAGGCTGAAAAGATTTACCTTGCTCAAAATCATGTCCATGTTCTCCCGATCTAATCGTACTCATATTAATTTATTTTTTTACTATTTATTATTTCTGTTTTATCAAATTCAGCAGTGGGGCCTATTTGACCATGTCTAAATATTCCACCAAGCATTCTTCCCTTAAAAACAGAGTCCCATTGAAAAACATAACAGTTTTTTAATAGGCAAGTTTGGTTAACATAACAAGACTCTACTTTTGAATCTTCAACCGCCGTGTTTTGGTATAAGTTACATCTTTTAATATTGACAGATTTTAATTCACTTCTAAAAAAGTCACAAAATTCTAGAGAACCAGATACAACACAATCTATGAAGTCATAGCCCTCTAATTCATAACACAATTTTAATATTCCATCTTTTACTTGAACCCTACCTAAATCACTATCATAATTTATAACACCCTTTTCTAAACTACCATGACTAAGTAATTTTACAACAGCATGTTTTATTTTATCCCAATATAGAGAAACTATTTTATCGTTGTCTTTTAAATCTATAAGTAATTCTACTTCTTTATAATATTTTTTAATATTTTTGTAGTCCTTTAATATATCAACGTATTTATGATTTTTATTTAGAATTCTTTTTAATTCAATAAGGTTTAAGTCGCTATACTTCCCAGATTCAGTTGCTGAATTCCAAAGTTGTAAAATAAACCTATCTAAAAGGTAAAGTATATTTGAAGTTTTTTTATGATAGTCTTTTCCACCAACATATCTAAACTCCAAATAACCACTTGCTAATTTTTCAAAATTAACTCCGTAATATTTTTCTTTTGCAAAATTAAAAGAGTGCGAATTTATATGTAACCCATTAAAATAATTTGATTCTATTTTAGGTACCACCCATTTAATAGACTTAGCATATACGCTATCTTTTCTATTAGGAAATATTTTATAAACTTCTCTTTCATTAAAATCTAAAACAAACCTTAAAGGGTCCATTTTAGAAATAAGGCCTGGCTTATCAGTTTTCTTTGGATCGAAACTTACATTTAAGTGTATCGAGCTTTTATCTGTTGTGTAACCGTGGACGTCGATCCAATTTAAAACATTAATTATTATTAATCTAGACTCTTCATAAGGAAGTGCTCCAGTGACAAGCTCTACCAGTCCTTTTCCACCGCTCATATCAGGCTCGATTTTAAACTCTTTGTCAGTAGGTTTAAAATCACTATGTGCCTTGTCTTCTACTCTAACCTTCTTTTTCAAAAGAGCTCCTAACTCTTTTGCTATTTTTTCAGGTGCTTTTTCAGAATAGAATTCAAATTCTACTCCAACTAAGGAGTCTAATAAGATTTCTTCTTTACTTCTTTCTTTCGTAATTTGATATGTAAGCATGTGACACTAAATTAATTTATTTATATATCACATTAAATTACTATCTATTTTGGTAACTTTAAAAATATCTTTTTGGTTGAAGGTTCTATTCTGGTAACAATAACATCTAATATATCTTTTGCACTGAAATTTTTAATATCTTCTGAGTTTTCAAATTCACTAACGTGTAATAAACCAACTACTCCCGGTTCTATTTCAATAAATAAACCATAATCTTTACAAGATTTTACAGTTGCTTCAACTTCTACAGGAACTTTATATTTACTTTGAATATCATTCCAAGGGTTTACTACAACATTGTCTTTTTGAGTTAGTGTTATTTTATCGTTAGAAATAATATCTTTTATTTTAAAAACTATTTCTTCTCCAGGTGCAATTTCTCTATTTTTATGTCTTGCTAAATAATCACCATTTAAGTCATTAATATGAATCATTCCAGTTAAGCAATCATGAAACTCGCAAAATACTCCATATTTAGCACTTCCTGTTACTGTTCCCTTAACATCTTTGTCCATATTTTCTCTGATTTCGTTAATAGCTTCAGGTATTAAAGTTTTAAGATATGCTCGATGAGAAACAACAATTGTTCCTCTTTCTTTTGAATAACTTACAGGAACAACATATAATTCTTTGTCTAAAACAGTTGAAAAATCATGCAGTTTATTAATACCTGCAAGGCTACCTGGCATAAAACAATCAATGCCTTTAACATTAACCATATAACCAGCATCTTCCATCATTTTCTTTACGTTTCCTAACCAGGCAGAGTCTTGATTTTCTATAGCACTATGCATTTCACTAAATACCTTTCTTCGCATTCCTTCAGAAATAGACCCTGTTAAATTTTTAGAGTCATCATCCGGGTTAGATGTGATAGTAACTTCTACTTCATCCCCATCTGTAATATTTTTAAAATTATCATCTTCTTTGTCAAGATTAATAAACACAAGTTGTCTATAGCCTATATCAACAGTTGCTATGTTATTACTAGTTGAATATACTTTACCACCATAGGCGGCACCCTGTTCTATAACACTAATAATGTCATTTTCTTCCATGTGCCCAATCATTTTATTGTACATTTCTTGAGCATAAGGTTCTCTGCAATAAACTTTATGGAGTGGGTCTTTAACTTTAATGTGGGGGTTGGGTTTTCTTAATATTTTAGGACAAGTTGCTTCATATCCTTCCCAGTCGAAATTGCCATCGGCATCGAAGAAGTCTTCGTTTGCTTTTAATTCAATCATTTTTATTTTTTTAAGCGTTAGTTAATTATATATCTTTTTTTATCCAGATTTTTTTATGTCAATTATTTTTATTATATTTAATAAAGGTTAAAGTGTTTAAAAAACAGCGGGAACAACTCCTATCATTGGAACAGGACCAACGGGAGTACTTATTCCTCCTGCATAAATAAATTTTAACATTAATAAATGTTTAGCGTATGCTACTGCCAACCCTCCAGCAACTAATGTTGCTGCCAAATCTGCATTGTCTTCTATAAGTTTTCCTGCATTTAAAGCTTTTCTAATATCGTTACCTAACATTGTTGCACTTCCATAACTTATTGGAATGTATATACCCTGAAGAGGTGTGGTTATCAAACATGGTGGAACAGAAGGACTTGCTTTTAATGGTTGCACTGCCGCAGATTGCCAATATAATATTGTTGCTTTAGCGATTTCTTCATAAGGGTCCGGTGAAGCAGACTCTCCACCTTCTGCATTTGCTTTTTCATCTAGGACCTCCTGTTTTGACATAGAAAAAAGAGTACCTCCAGTTCCTGATAAAATATCAGCCTCTTCTGAAACAGATGGGCAATCATAGTAATGGTCTTCTAAATCTTTTGCCCATGTTGATTCAATTTGATTTTCTGTAAAATTCCAAGCTTTATTAGCCCCTGTAAAAGTAAAATAAGTGATAAAATACTTATTCATAATTGGTGGAATATGGGGTCTGTCTGGGTGTGCATCTTCTGCCGCAATTAATCTTGATAGAGGTCTTACGTCAAATGGAAAAGTAACCTCAACATTATCCTGGTCAGTATCTATAATTGTTGTATTAGGTTTGTAACCGTACGCTGCAATTATTTCACTTCTAACTGTATTTTTTACATTAATCATTAAATCTAATATTCCGTTAGAATTTGTTGTATTTAACCCAGCACTCGTAATAGTATTTTTTACATTATTAAAATAATCTTTTTTGGCCTGTGTTTGGCTATCATTCGGTACCGCTGTTAAAGTATCAAGCCATGTCAAAAAAGTATCTCTTTTATTACTAGACAAAAATTGAAATTGGTGTAATAACCGGGTTGATACAATTGCTGTAACTTTTGCAAGGTCATCTCCAGCTTTTAAACCATCAAACAATACTTCTCCTGGCGTAACTATTGTTGTCGTTGTACCATCATCATTCGTTACCTCTTCTTCGGTGTCAGGTGTTTTTTCTTCTATATGAAATTCAAAGTATTCAAAAGTATGAAGTCCATGGACTTGTTTATATGTTCCTGCACCTGAAGGTCCAGTAACAAAATTTCTTAATTTTTCAGGATCGACTACAGGTGGAGGTGGTAAATCTTGATCTGGGTCTGCAAATTCAGGATTGCTTTCTTTTCCCGTTCCAGGTATTTTATTCCCATCTTCATCAAGGTCATCTTCTATTTTATTTTTTTCTGCTTTACCTTCTTCGACTAAAAGAACAAAGGCATCTTCATAGGATTTTATCATTGCATCAATAACTCCATTTCCAGCCCACATTTGACCTGTTGGAGATTGAGCATTTGCAATAGCAGCATCATATTCTTCAGCAACTCTTTTACCAAATTCTTTTGCAGCATCTTCTACTTCTCCATCAAATGAAGTCATTTCATCTAAGATTATTGTCTTAATTTTATCGATAAATTGTGGCCACATTACCGGCATAACTATTTCCCTTCTTGTTGATATGATGCATGATCTGGAGCCCATGGCTGAGTTGGTGCTCCACTTGGACCAACACCAGTAGGGTGTACATGCGCATTAAATAAATTCTTTAACTCTTCTAACACTGCTTCAAGAGATTTACCTCTTGTAACAGGTTCTGCAGTATCTTCACTTCCTTCTCCAGTATTAGAAAGATAAACATTTCCTGCATCTAAATAAATATCAGCATCTGTTGATATTTTTATCATATTTGCCTCATCTAATTGTATGATGGGTCTTTCTTTAGCACCTTCTCCTCTTGTGATAACTAAACCATCTTCAGGAGAATGATATATTCTGATATTTCTTTCAGCATCGTATATTAAAGAAACACAATTATGGGGTTCTCCACTTGCTTCTAAAATATCAGCCTTTAAGTCGTCGTTTTGATCTACTTGAAAAAAGTATTCAGGATGATATATGCTTCCATTATCAAATCTAACCGAAACAATATCACCGACTCGAGGAACTGCATGAGAACCTGGAATCATTCTGTTTTGTGGAGTAGCCCATGGAAGAGCCTCATCTTCTACGGTATCAAACTTTCCAAAGACTTTAATTTTACATCTTCCGCTTACAAGAGGGTCTTCATTATCCATCACCTCTCCTAACCAATGAGTGTCTCGTAAATTATCTCTATATAAATCTTGTAACTCCATATAGTTTATTTATCTTAATTTTCTGACCAATCCTTAAGGGTTTGTTCTATTTCTTTTGAATAATTTAAGTATAATTGAATGTCTTCTGGTGAATCGCAAACTTCTCCTTTTATTAATCTTAAACAAAAAGCTGTTATTTTATCCTTTATTTCTTGTTCCATATTTAGTTAATTGAGCCTAAATCTGAGTCCTGTTCCGGTTCTGTATCTTCCCATGCTTTGAGACCCGGTTCTAATGGTGGCTCTAAAGGTAAAATAGGATATACGTTTGCATTAGCCAATGGCGGCTCTAGAGCGCCAGGACCTGGAAATATATTTTCAGGGGATAATGCTGTTTCTGGAGCTGATTCTTCAATTATTCGAGTGCCTACTAGTGGACTTTCTGCTGCAGCATTAGGTAGTATGTTTTCTGCCGAAAGTGGTACTTCTGGAGCACTTCTAGCATCATTAATATTATTGTTACCTAAAGCTGTTTCGCTTGGAACATTTTCTATTATATTCTCAGCACTAAGAGGAATTTCAGGCAATGTTGAGTATCCCATATCACCCATTTCTCCTTGGATAGCATCATTTTCTTTTCTTAAAGCTTCTGCTGCGGCCATACCTATTTGTCTAAGTCCGTTAAGTCCTCCTGCATTAAATGCATCTTGTATTGTAGATAGAGCATTAAGGCCATAAACATTACCTAATAAAAGTCCACTTAATTTATCTGAAAGAAAACGTTCGGCTGCTCCAACAAGTCCTTTCTTAGCATCTTCTAATAAGTTTTCTGGTGAAAAAGCATCGGCTTTATCTTTTAATTTATCTAATAGGGTCTGACCTGCACCATCTGCTGGTAATCCAGGAAATTCTCCAGGTTTATTTAATCTTCCAGGATATCCTTCTGGTAGGTCTTCTCCAATTCCACCAGAATATGGGTCTTCTTTCATTGGAGGATTGGTAGGAGGTTTATAATTATAAC